ACCTGCGCTGCGTGTCATCTTTGTGACGGTGATTCTGCTCACGTTGTGATTAACGCTCACGGCAAGCGTGGAAGTAAGGTAGTCTGGTGATTCTACAGTCCTAAGCATGACTCTAAACTGCTCAACTTTTCCTTAATTCTTTTCATCATCATGCGTAATTTCACCAGTTCTGTGATCACTGCCATCAGCGACGTTAATGACAACAATGAGGTTACAATCGAGTTCAATGGTAAACCCTACACCTACACAGTTTCTGATGTTGAAGGTTGGAAGAATGATCTGAACAATGTCATTGAAGAGGATGAATCTGTCGGTGGTTTCGTGAATCAAGCACTCCGCGCTAATGTACTGCAACTTGCGTGAATGTAAGTTCTAAGTGATACTGAGAGAGGCAGAAATGCCTCTCTTTTTTTATACTTTTTGTTTTTTCGTGAATGGAATCGTGAATGAGTCCTAATACCTGCAGGAGAATAGAATTGCAGATAAATGTGAAAGTATAAAGAACTCGTGTATGGTTTCGTTTATACTATTATTTCAGCGCAGGGTGCCTCTAGAAGTATTATAGCAGGTTTCAGACCCTTGTGCAGTTTAGTGTGCCAGTTCTTTTAGTGGCACAAGGTAGTGGCAGGATGCCAGAATCTGTGCAATTATATAAAGGTCGAGATCAATCAATCCATGATCAACCACACCTGGGCGGATAATGCAATGCGTTGTGCTGGTGCTCGCATCCGCGAATTGCGTCCGTTTGAGCATCAGTCTTGGGCGTATTATCGCATCAACCGTGAGCGTGAAACTCTAAATGCGCTCTATGATCTATACTATTGGAACTATACTTATCGCCAAGAGTGATACAAATTCGTGAAAGGAGTTGTTTATAGCAACTCCTTTTTTTATTCTTTATACTTAGTTAAATGTAAAGAATAATCGTGAAATCCTTGTTTTATTCTTTATACTCTTATTTCAGCGCAGGGTGCCCTTGCGTTAATTCTACAGCATCCGGGTGTCCTGTCAACCGGTTTTCACAAATGTTCATACAGAAAATCTTATGTGACAGATAAGCAGAACTGATCGTAAAATGCTTGACCTAGTGCAGGATCTGACCCATACTACCTTTGTTGAAACGGATTCAACCCATGCGACTGATCGAAACCGAGATGAATCAAGCGATCCAAAATGAGATCGACTGGAAGAAAGATAACACCCAAGTTATCAACATCGAAGGCGTATCTTTCGTCTATTTGTATGACAATCTCATCGCAATGGTTGGTGATACTTGGTTGGAACTGTTCGATGGTGAGCATCAAACAACCACCACAAAGTCGCGCCTGAACGCTATACTTTCCGCGCACGGAAATGGAGAGCGTGTGTATCAGAAAGACTTCACCTGGTTTGTATCAACAAAGGATGGTGAAGTTCCGTTCGGTAAGGGTATCAAACTGGACTGAGTTTCTATCACAAACTATCCTGAGCAAGATATAAAACTGCTCACAATCCTCCACCTTAGGTAACAAACAATGCCCACACAAGTTACTTACTCTGAGGCACTGCAACTCTCCACCTATTGTTATGTCGTTGATGAGTTTTTGCAGGAGTATGGTATTGCAACTCGTTGGAAGGATTGTATGATCGACGCGGGAGAATTGATGGCATTTATTGATAACGTAATGAGCAACAGTTTCTGATACAAATTCGTGAAAGGAGTTAGTTATACTAACTCTTTTTTCTTAAATGATACTCTTATTTCCGCGCAGGGTCCGCCTGTTGGTAGTCTACTCGATCCGGAGCTCCTGTCAACCGGTTTTCATACATTGACACATTAGCATCCGTTATCAGTCGAACCCGTAGATTCCGCGTGATCTGCTGTAGGATGGCGGAGCAATCCGCCATGGATCCATGCCTGCCACCACCACCGCTCAGACCTTCACTGTCACCACCCGCCGCGATGGTTCTATCACCTTTCAGTCTGATCTGAGTGATAACGAAGTGCTGCAATCGTTGCGTTCACAGCGTTCACAATTCGCGCAAGATTTGGCACGTAAGTTTAACTCACTGTCACCCGCTCAGTACGCTTGGGCGCACAAGTTGGCAGTTGATCATAACGCTAAGCAACAGCAAGTTGCTAAGTTCGATGATACTCAGGTGTCGCAATTCGAGGCACTGTTTAATGCTTTCGAGGCAGCAAAGTCTAAAGGTGCAAAGCGTTTGACCCTGCGATTTAACGGTATTAACGTGAAACCAAACCGTGATCTTAGTGCTCTGTGGGTTACATCACAGACTGAAAAGGAGGAAGGTAACTATGGTTTGCAACCCAAATACCTTGGTAAAGTGACACGTATCGGCATTGATTCGCGTCTGTCCGATGATGTTCAGCAGACCATTATGCTCGCTGCTAATGATCCTCTCACCGCTGCAATCCAGTACGGTAAGGTATCTGGAGAGTGTTCATGTTGCGGTCGTGAACTAACCGATCCGCAGTCAATTGAGCGTGGGATTGGTCCTATCTGCGCCACCAAGTTCGGGTGGTGAGTTACACTTAGCGTTCACACAGTAAGTATCAGAAACCCTGTCGTGGACAGGGTTTTTCATTGTCTTGCAATCGTTGTTTTATTGTTTATATCGTGTAATCGTGATTTGGCAGTGTCGTGAATTAGCAGTATTTGCGATTGATTTGTTATTGTTTATATCGGGCGTAGCGTAGCCGTATATAAAAACCCAAACTACCCTAACCTACAGAGGTGACAAATCGAGAGAGAGATATTCACCTCTCTCTTAAGGGTAAACCCGACCTCTAAATATCAAACTTATAAAAATTTTCCGGACCAAAGAGACAATCGCAAAAGTGCCACACGAAGGGCGTCACAAATTCTGTATGTGCCTTATAATTACATTGCACCAAAAAAATTTTCGGAGTAAAAAATGGGAGTCAAATGGATTCACAAAAATGGTTATTCGCGCCCAGATAAAAGGACTCTGAAGAAAGGTGGTAAGAAAAAGTAAACCTTATTGGAGTTTCTGGAAGGTAGTCTTTGCGGGATGGTTAATACGTTATCCTGGAAAGATGTTTCGTATCTTTGGAATACCTCTTGGAATTTTAATAGTGGTCATATATAATGCAATGATAAAATAAAGAATGGAAAAAACATATCACATATACGCAAAGGATCGGTGCATTTATCACAGTCTTTCAAAGGACAAGTTTGAGGAGATCTGGGAGATGTTGCACAGAATGGTTGAGATTCTTGATATGAACACTTCAAAGGAAGATTTAAGTTATGAAGAACTTTATGTGAGTAAGGAAGTATTGTTAAATTCTTCTCATTAATAAGAATTGACAAACACTAAATAGGACGATAAAATTGATCTGAAGGTTGATTTAACTTTATGGCAAAAGGATTTACAATTAAAGCAACGGCACCTAAACCCAAAGAACAAGAATGGGATTATGATGCAATTAAAGAACGAATGAAAGGAAAGTCAATTGTTTTCTGTCTTCCTGGCAGAGGATGTTCGTTTATCTTTCTAAAAGCATTTGTACAACTTTGTTTTGATATGGTACAAAATGGAATGAGTATTCAGATTTCTCAAGATTACTCATCAATGGTAAACTTTGCAAGGTGTAAAGTTCTTGGAGCAAATGTACTTCGCGGTCCGAAGCAAATTCCTTGGGATGGTAAACTGGAATATGATTATCAACTCTGGATTGACTCGGATATTGTCTTCAACACAGAAAAATTCTGGCAACTCTGTGATGTTGCTCTGAATGAAGAAAATGAAGAGAAAGAAGTTGTTGCTGGTTGGTATGCCACAGAAGATGGTCACACAACCTCAGTAGCACACTGGTTGGAAGAAGATGACTTCCGCAAGAACGGTGGTGTAATGAATCATGAAACCGTTGAATCTATTTCAAAGCGTAGAAAGCCTTTCACAGTTGATTACACTGGATTTGGTTGGGTATTGATTAAAAAGGGTGTGTTTGAGAGTCTTGAATATCCATGGTTTGCTCCAAAGATGCAAGTCTTTGAATCTGGTGCAGTTCAAGATATGTGCGGTGAGGATGTTTCATTCTGTCTTGATGCAAAAGAGGCGGGCTTTGAAATCTGGTGCGATCCTCGTATTAGAGTTGGACATGAAAAAACTCGCGTAATCTAATGAGTACTCTTTACAATCTTTTATACAAAGGGCGTAAAATTTATACAAATCTCACTATAGAAGACTGTAGTGAGATTATACAAGACTTCTCAGAGCGTTTTTACTCAGGAGAAGACATTGATCCTAATTTAATTGAAATGGAGGAAATTACAAATGGCTAAAGGTGGATCGAATAAAACTATTTTTGAACCAGGAGCGCCTAAGAAAACCCGTCAGGGACGTTCTCCTCGTACATTGCTTAGTGCAACCTCTCGCAATGGACGTAAGAAGAAATATCGCGGACAAGGAAAATAATATAGATAAGGCAGGAAGAAATTCCTGCTTTTTTATTAAAAACTTATGGCATATTTAAATCATAATCTTCCAACGATTACTTGTTATATTCGTAATGAATTCCTTTATAATCATAAAAAAGGTCACGGTGAGGTAACTTTATGTGATGTACACTCTGTAGCGTCCTTAGAGAAGCATGTACCACTCTTTGAAGCGTTTTTAGAGAATGGTGTGAATTGGACAAGAAGACCCATTCATGCATTTTGTTGGAAACCCGATGCACCAGTTCCTGAATTAGAGGAGTGTATGTGGTGGGATTGCTTTTCTCCATATATTGATGTTCAAGTTCGTTCAAGACTGGCTAACTTACGCGCTGAATTGATCAATTATCGTGGAGAAAAGAATGAAGGAATCTATATGTTCACTCTCGATTGGTCATGGGAGTCAAAATCTACTCTGAATACTAACTTTAGTGAGACACCAGAGCATAAATGTGCTCATTTTTTCAAGATGGATAATGGAAATTTCTATGCATATCCAAATAATAAAATATTATGGTATGATGATGCATGGACTAAGAATAGAATTACCAAAAATCCAGGTTATGAAATTGACTTAACCGAATACTCTGTTGAAAATCGTCGCAAAATTGAAACATCAGACGATTTTATGTACGAAATCACGAAAATTTGGGATAGCAACCCCGTAAAAAGTTCTGATTTTAACGAATCAGGAGCACACAATGACCAAAAAAGTCGATAAAGATCAAAATTTTATGAAAAATGAGTGGGGAACTCAATATTTGTCCTCAGAATATGGTTGGGACAGTCAAATTCAAAAGCAAAAAATGCTTCGTGAGATTGCAAATGACGAATTGACTCCTAAAAAACACGATTTTTACCATCAAAACGAAATTCATGAAAAAATTCGCAATGATGAGGACTATGATGATTGGGAATATGGCACAGAACCTCTTTATGAGTTCAAAAAACACGAATAAATAATACAGATTTTATACTTTCTATGCCACTAGAGCGGGTCAGTAAAGGATTTAAAGACCTGAGTATGACTTTTCAGGCCAATCCACTCAATTATGACTTAATTGCTCTGAAAAATGAGACTGCTATTTCTCGCTCTATTCGAAATTTAGTATTTACATATCCAGGAGAAAAATTTTTTAATGAAAATCTAGGTTCAAAAGTAAGTCGTTCTCTTTTTGAAAATATTGATGAGATATCCGCTTCAATCATTAGAGATGAAATTGAAACTACAATTACAAGTTATGAACCAAGAGTGAATTTAATCTCAGTAGATGTAGCACCAAATTACGATAACAATGAATTTAATGTTACTATAAACTACAGAATTATAGGTATTGATGTTTTGCCTCAACAGTTATCATTCGCACTTCAGCCAACAAGATAAATGGCATTAGTTAATTTTACTAATTTAGACTTCGATCAAATAAAAAGTTCAATTCGTGAGTATTTAAGAGCGAATTCGAACTTTACTGACTATGATTTTGAAGGATCTAATCTTTCTACTTTAATAGATGTTTTAGCATATAATACATATATTTCCTCATATAATGCTAATATGATTAGCAATGAGGTCTTTATTGATGGTGCAACTCTCCGAGAAAATGTAGTTTCTCTTGCACGTAACATTGGATATGTTCCTCATTCTCGTTCAGCATCAAAAGCAAATATTTCTTTCTTTGTAGATACGACAGGATTCTCTACAAATCCTATTACACTAACATTAAAAAATGGTGTTGTTTGTACATCAAATACTACTTTTGGAAATCAAAGTTTTTCTTTTATCATTCCACAGGATATTACAGTTCCTATAGTAAATGGAATTGCTTTGTTTGAAAATATCAACATTTATGAAGGAACTTATATTGTTAATAATTTTACAGTTGATGCAAATAATCCAAATCAAAAATTCATTTTGGATAATGCAAATATTGATGTAGATTCTATCAGTGTTTTTGTAAGAGATACTCAGTCAAGCACAATTAGGAGTGTATATAAATTATCAAAAAATCTTTTTGAGATTACTTCAGAATCAAGAGTTTTCTTTATTCAAGAAATTCAAGACCAGAGATATGAATTGATTTTTGGAGATGGTGTTTTTGGTAAAAAACTTTCAAACTTAAATTATATTGAAGTTTCTTACAATGTTACAAATGGTGAAAGTGGAAACGGAGTTTCTTCATTTAATTTTAATGGACGTATCGTAGATAATAACAATAGAGTAGTTACAACAGGTGTCTCTTTAATCACAACAAACTCTTCATCTCAAAATGGAAGAGAAATTGAATCTGTTGAGTCTATTAAAAAATATGCTCCAAGAAAATATTCCTCACAGAATCGTGCAGTTACTGCTACCGATTATGAAACTATCATTCCTACAATTTATTCCGAGGCAGAATCAATTTCTGTGTTTGGTGGAGAAGATCTAACACCTCCACAATATGGAAGAGTTTTTATTAGTATTAAACCAATTAATGGTCCATTTGTTTCAAACCAAGTTAAAGATAATATTGAAAGAGAATTAAGGAGATATGCAGTTGCTGGTATAGTACCAGAAATTATTGACCTCAAATACTTATACTTAGAAGCAGACACTACTGCATATTATAATGCAAATGCAACTAATGATTCAAATGAGTTAAAAGATACTATCTTCAACAACATTAAAAATTATGCGAATTCAAAAGAACTCAATAAGTATGGAGCGCGATTTAAATATAGCAAATATTTAAAGATTATTGATGATTCAAATAGTGCTATTACGTCCAATATTACTAAAGTTGTAATGAGACGTGATTTAAGAGTAAGTCTGAATACGTTTGCGGACTATGAAATTTGTTACGGAAATCAGTTTCATATTAAAAGTATGGATGGATATAATATTAAATCTTCAGGATTCAAAATTGCAGGAATAAATGACACTCTGTACATTGGAGATACTCCAAATTCTACTGGATTGACTGGAAGTATATTTTTCTTTAAATTGCAAGCAGAAAATGCACCAATTGTTGTAAAATCTAACGTTGGTACAATTGATTATGTAAAGGGAGAAATAAGATTAAACCCAGTGAATATCGTAGCAACTTCAAAAACTTCATTTTTACAACCAATCATTCAAATTTCAGTGGTTCCAAAGTCTAATGATGTAATTGGATTACAGGATTTGTATTTGCAACTAGATATTAATAATAGCATATTAAATATGTTATCTGATGAAATTTCTTCTGGTTCAGACGTTTCTGGATCAACATACAAAGTTACATCAAGCTACACTAACGGAGACCTCGTAAGAATATAATAAAATGACAGAAACCAGAATTAAAATCAGTTCCATCATCGAAAATCAACTACCTCAGTATGTCTCAGAAGAGTTTCCTCTTGTCTCAGAATTCTTATCGCAATATTACATTTCATTAGAAAGTCAAGGAAATGTAAGCGATATACTTCAGAATATTGACCAATATATTAAAGTTGATCAGTTAACAAATTTAATAGATTCGACAACTTTAACTTCAGATGTAACTTTTTTTGATTCTACAATTAATGTAGATTCTACAGCAGGATTTCCAGATTCTTACGGTCTTTTATTGATTGATTCTGAAATCATTACGTATACTTCAAAAACTTCTACAACTTTTGATGGATGTATACGTGGATTTAGTGGTGTTACTTCTTATGAAGTAAAAGATCAATTAACTTTCTCGGAAACGGATGCTCAAGAGCATTCAATACTAGATTCTAATGGTGATCCAACTAAAGTTTTAAATCTTAGTATTTTATTTTTAAAGGAATTTTTAAACAAAATTAAGAAGCAATTTACTCCAGGATTAGAAGAAAGACAACTATACTCTGGATTAAATGAAGGACTTTTTATAAAGCAATCAATTGATTTTTATTCATCAAAAGGAACTGACAATTCCTTTAAAATTCTTTTTGGTGCTTTGTATGGTGAAAATGTTGAGGTTATACGACCAAGAGATTACTTAATTCAACCATCAGATGCACAGTATCGTATTACTTCCGATTTAGTTGTAGAAAAGATTGAAGGAAATCCAGAATCTCTTGTAAACAATACTCTTTATCAAGAAGATTCTGAAGGAAATATAAGTTCACAAGGAACTATTACGCAAGTAGAAAAAATTAGAAGAGGATCTAAAGATTACTACATTATAAGTTTAGATTCTGGATATGATAGAGATATTCTACCAATTGGATCGATTTATGGAGAATTTAAAATTAGTCCAAAAACACGAGTTGTATCTAGAACATCTTCAGAATCAACGACTTTAGAAGTAGACTCTACAGTATCATTTCCAACTTCAAATGGCACTCTTGTTGTTGATCTTGAAAATGGAACCTCATTAAACATTACATATAAATCAAAAACATTAAATCAGTTTTTGGATTGTGAGGGAATATCTCAAGATATACCAGAATCTACTGAAATAAAGACAAATGAATTTGCATATGGTTATGCAGGTGTTGGAAATACAAATCAAGTAAAGGTAAGGATTACAGGCGTATTATCTGAATTAAATTTGCCAAATGATAGTGCCTTTTATTCTGAAGGAGATTCAATTAGGGTAAAATCTTTAGGTTTAAACTCAAAAGATTCTAAATTTAATAACTGGTTTTTTAATATTCCGGTAAAGTATGTTGTTTCTCAAATTACAATTTCAGACAATGCCGATGCAGGTAAATTATATAATATTACATTATTTGACGATCATTCTTTTAAAATTGGTGATTCTGTAACTTTTATACCTTCTTCCGGAAATACGCAGACTTCTGATTTAACGGTTAATGTAATTTCTTTTATTAATGAAAAATCTTTTACTGTTCAATTTGGTTCAAATCAAAGTGGACTGGATCCTAATTTAACTTATACAGTAAGAAAAAATTTATCTAAAGTATTATCCAAAAATTATCCTTCTGTTAGTAAATACACTTCTAATGTGCAAAATATTTACTTAGATACTGACGGGTCTTTATATGCAACTTCACCTTCACTTCCAACTTATTCGGATCAAGGTTCGCAGATAAATTTGCAGATAAATGATCGATCAGTAGTTTTTAGTGGAACCTTTACAGGAACAATTCTTAATATTGGTAATCATGGTTTTTATACGGGAGATTCAATTGTATATAAACCAACTACGAATAATACATTAGGAATTTCTACAGGAATTTATTTCATTAAAAAGGTAAGTGCAACTGAAGTAAAACTTGCAAGAAGTAGAAATAATATTTTTACAGAAAATTTTGTAGCAGTAAATGGTTCCGTTACAAATGCAAAGTTTGAACTTACCGACTTTACATATGGAGATTTGAGTACTCAATTACTTGAATCGCAAAAATTAATTAGAAAAATTTCTAGTCCAGAAATTGATAAAATTACTCATGAAACTAATCCGGGATTAACGGGTATTTTTATTAATGGAGTTGAACTTTTAAATTATAAATCAAAAGATAATGTTTATTATGGACCAATTCAAAGTATAGTTCCATCTGCACCTGGATCTGGATATGATGTTATAAATCCTCCAGTTTTATCTATTATTGATCCTGTCGGATCTGGAGCTACAGGATATTGTTCCGTAATTGGTAAATTAGAAAAAATTAATCTTATAGATTCTGGATTTGATTATATTGGAGAACCAGTAGTTGAAATTATTGGAGGCAATGGTTCTGGCGCGGTTGCAGAAGCAAACTTAGTGACTTTAGAACATAATGTTGTTTTTAATGCACAATCTAATGCAAATTTAGTTCAACTAAATCCAATCAATAAGGTAGGATTTTCTAGTTATCATAAATTTAGAAACGCCGAAGAAGTAGTATATGTAACAGATGGACAGAATTCTGTTGGTGGATTATCAACGAATTCAACATATTTTGTATCTCCGCAAGATCTATACAATGTAAAATTACATAAATCTTATTTTGACGCAATTGCTGGTATTAATACAGTTCAACTAACTTCTTATGGAACTGGAAATCATTCTATTAAATCAAAAAACTTAAAGAAAAAAATAGGATCGATTACTGTTGTAAATTCTGGATCAAATTATCAAAACAAGTTAACTGTTACGAGCACAAGTGGTATTAATACTGCATCAAATAGTATTTCGATTCCAAATCATGGATATGAAAGTGGAGAAATAATCGTATATAATTCCACAGAAACTTCAATTGGAGGTTTATCTTCATCCACTTCTTATTATGTGACTAAGATTACTGATGATGAATTTAAATTATCTGAAATTGGCGTAGGATCTAGTGATTCTCTATATTTTATTACCAAGCAGTACATTAATTTAACATCAGTTGGTAGTGGCAATCATAAATTCAATTATCCAGAAATTAAGGTATCCGTTAAGGGACAAATAGGAGTTTCGACTTTTTCCGGCCAAGATTTTAATGCAGTCATTCAACCAATCTTCAGAGGAGAAGTACAATCTGTATTTGTTTCTTCTGAAGGAACAAACTATGGATCAGAAGAAATTATTAACCATAACAGACAACCTTTATTTGAATTAAATTCTGGATCTAAAGCAGAAATTACTCCAATAGTTTCAGATGGAAAAATTATTGAAGTATTAGTGAAGAATGTTGGAAGTGGATACAATTCTCCACCTGATCTTCAAATTAATGGAGTAGGAGTAGGTGCTTTGTTAACTCCAATCATATCCAATGGACAGTTGATCGAAGTCAAAGTAATTAATGGTGGTGTAAGATACGAAAACGAAAATACATCTATAACAGTTAACGCAGCAGGAACTGGAGCTAAATTTGAGGCACGAATTAAACCTTGGAAAGTTAATTTGGTTCAAAGATTGATAGAAAGTTCTAAAATAAATGAAGATGACGGAATATTAACTGATGGCTTAAATGAAGATTATGGCCTTCAATATGCTCATGCATATTCTCCAAGAATTCTAAGACAATCTGTTCAAGCAACTTCTTTTAGAAAAGGCAAAAAAATATTTGTTCCCGATTTGCAACGTTTTGGTAGTGAAGAATTAACATCACAATCTCATTCTCCAATTATTGGTTGGGCTTATGATGGGAATCCAATTTATGGTCCTTATGGATTTACATCAAAAACAGGAGGATTTGTTAAATCTTTAACTTCAAGTTATGAGTTACAATTAAAAGAAAACAGACCCAGTACATCCATTTATCCTCAAGGGTTTTTTGTTGAAGATTATTCTTATACTGCTAATGGAGATTTGGATGAGCACAACGGAAGATTTGGAATTACTCCTGAGTACCCAAATGGAGTTTATGCGTATTTTACAACTATTAACAGTGGATTGGTAGAATCAACAGGATTATTCGCTAACTATAAAAAACCAATCTTTCCTTATGTAATTGGACCTACTTATAAATCTAAACCAATTGATTTTAACTTTGATACTACATCAAATCAAGATTATATTGATGTAAATCAGACAGAATGGAAAAGAAATGTTAGTTCGTACAATTTACCACTATGTGATTGGATTTTTAATCCAAATGAAGTTAAAAGTCAAACTTCTATAGTCAAAAATATTTCTAAAGGATCTTTAGATTCTATAGGAATTACAACAGGTGGTCAAAACTATAAAGTAGGCGACCTAATAATTTTTAACAATGATTCCGAATATAATTCACAACAATCTAGAGCAAAAGTTTCTTTAATTAAAGGAAAATCTGTAAATCAAATTAGTGTTGCAACTTCATCTTTTGAAAATGTCCAACTTTATCCTAATGGACAACAATTTATAGGTTTTACAACAATTGTTCATAATTACCTGAATAATGATTTAGTTACATTTACTGGTAAAAATGATTATAAAAAATTTACTAATATAAGTGTTAGAGAAAATAATCTCATTATATCATCAGGTATTGGATCTGCTCAACATACTGGATTGGTTACTTATTTTAATGTTATTGGTAATTTAAATTATCCAGATATTAAAGAAAATGATCTTTATCAAATTGAGAATGAACAAATAAAGATTCTAAATATCGACCAGAAATCTTCTAGGATTAGAGTTATTCGTAATCAAAATGGAACTACGGGAATAACTTCATATAAAATTGGAACTCCTATTGTCGAAAAATCAAAGAAATTTGGATTGAGTTTTGGCATTTCTACAACATATAATTTTAATATTGATCGTGAATTTTATTTTGATCCTAAAGAATCTGTTGGATTGGGAACAACATCTGGTGTTGGAATTGTTAGTACGATTTATTTTTCAAATCCAGGTGTTGGAGTTACTCAATTAACTATTCCAACACAATCAATTTATATTGAAAATCACAATTTAAAAACTGGAGATTCATTAATTTATTTTTCAAATGGAGGAAATCAAATTTCTGTCTCCACTGATGGCGTTTCAGTTTTTCAATTAACAGATAAGTCAATAGTTTATGCTGCAAAGATCACTAACGATTTAATTGGAATTTCGACAGTTCAAGTTGGACTGGGATCGACCGGTACTTTTGTTGCTGTTGGATCTTCTACCTCACAAAATAGTATTTTATATTTTACTTCAGTTGGAACTGGTGCCACTCATAGTTTCAAGACAAATTATTCAAATACTTTAATAGGAAAAGTCAGTAAAAATGTAGTAACAGTTTCTACTGCAGAAACTCATGGATTATCACTATTTGATAACGTAATTATTGATGTAAAATCTGGAATTTCTACAACAGTTGCTGTTAAGTATAATGATTATAATAGAAGATTAACATTAAATCCAAGAACTTTTTCCTCAATAGATAATGGTGACAATATCATTACAATTAATAATCATGGTTATTATGATGGACAAAAAGTAATATGTACTTCAGGATCTACATCAATCAATCAAGGAATCTATTATGTCGTAGTTATAGATTCAAATAGGATTAAACTATCAAATAGTTTTTATCAGGCTACAAAATTAAATCCGGAAGTTGTTGGTATAGGTTCTACAACTTCTGGAACTATTTTACCAATCAATCCTCCTTTAAATTTAACAAGAAATCAAACAGTAATTTTTGATTTATCAGATTCTTCATTGTCTTATAAAAACAATTCTATCGCTTATTCTGCATTTGATCTTAAGTTTTACAAAGATGGTGAGTTTAATGAAGAGTTTGATACAACTAAATCATCAAGTGTTTTTGAAGTAATAAAGTATGGAAAAGTTGGAATTGACTCTGAAGCAAAGATCGTATTAACCTTAAATGATAATATTCCTACAAATTTATATTATAATTTAATTCCTCTTGATTTAAATTTAAACTCTCAAATTAAAAAAGATATTATACAAGATAAAGATGTAATTGGTTCAAATAAAATAACTTTAC